CACGATGTCAAACATCTCTTGCTCAGACTTAGCCCCTTGTAAAAGTTTCTTAGCTTTAGCATCACCTAAGCCTTTGATTCCCTTAACGTTATCAGAAGTATCTCCTTTAATACATTGCTCATAGAATAATCGTAGACCTTCTAACTCTGTTTGTTCTACAAAGTTATCAGGCTTAGACCAACTAAGTGTACCGATAGCCCATTGAAAGTGTTTCCCTGGAACCTGTAACATATCCTTATCTAGAGAGCAGATAGTAGTAGTACCTCCCACCTTATCTTGGTGAATAGACATAGCATCATCTGCTTCTAGAGTATCAGGAGCCCACTCAGCATCTAACTCTTTAACTGCATAGTGTTGCAAGGCAGATAGGTGTTTAGGCTTAGGGGCTGTTCTGTTAGCTTTGTACAAGGGATTGATAGTCTTACGGAAGTTGTTAGGTCCCGTGAGGAATGCCCTGTAAGATGTACTCCCTACCTTAGTAAGAATGTTATCGAACAGGTCATTCATCCTAGATATGGCTATGCCTACTGATTCCTCCTCAGCACTGGCTGCACTACGAAAGCAAACAAGATCCATATCTATAAGGGCTATCATTATACAGCTACTCCTTCAGGGATAGAACCAGCTGCTTCATAAGAAACAAGGTCAGTAACTACTAAGGTAGTAAGAGAAGGTGATTTACCTGACTTACCTTTGAACTTCCACTCATAAGAGTCCACAACGGCAATTGCATCACTACCATTACCAACACGAACATCAGTAGCAATAGGTACACCATCGTTGTTAGTAGCTTTGATAGGATAGGTTGACTTACAGGTAATGTAGTGACCACGTTCATACTCGTCATCGTCTCGCTTGTTAACATTGATACCTAGAGCAGTTAACTCTTTGACAGCATCTGCACTTAGATTAGCTAAGTCTACTTGATACTTACCAGACATTTCATTAGGTTCGTTTAGTTGAGCCCAGAACAACTTTGCTTTGATTTTAATTGCCATATTTAAATACTCCAATGTCTATAAACGTTTACAATAATGTGAATACAAGTAACTACTTCTAATACTGTGATCCAAGTTTTACTAGAAGGGAACATCGTCATCCTCTCCACTCTTTACAGGTTGCACTAAATCAAAGTCAACCCATTGAGTAAAGCCCTTAGCGTCAGCTTCGTCAACAATATCTATTACGGTACCCTTGGTCCAACTACTCGCAGCTTTGTACACATTCTTATTTCTGAAAGAGAATAATCTTTTAGATAAGACTTGGTCCTCATTATCCCTAAAGATAACTTCTATAGCTTGATACTCTAAGCCATTAGCTGATTGGTGAGAGCTAGGGGTACCCACATCAATAATTTTAATTCTAAGCATTAACTTCCTCCATGTTGCCCCAATCAGGTCCTACTTCACACTGAACCCTCATAGGTAGATTGAACTCCGTACCAAATATCTTTTTAAAGTTAAGTGGTACATCGTTAAAACAGTTTGTAACTAACCTGACTAGACTAATATTATCCCATACTTTGGGATCAAAGTCAAGTATTATTGAGTCATGTACAGTATTTACCATCAAGACTCCTTCTTTCTCCTTAAGTCTATTACGAAGTGAGACTCTAGCTAGTGCCATAAGGTCTGCACCTAAGCCCTGTACAGGGTAGTTTAAGATCTTAGTACGAGGGAACTTAACCTTACCATACTTAACCTCAGGTTCGAACTTGTAGACCCTACCAGTAGGCATCTCGATACGACCATCACGCATAGCACGCTCTAGTAATTGTTCATGCCATACCTTTAGTCCACTATACTTTTCGTAGAACTGATCGATGACTCCTTGCCAGAAGTCTTCATTACCAATAGCTGAGAAGTTATGATCATTCGCATAAGAGTACGCTGATCCTCCGTAGATGAGTCGAAACACGAATGTCTTAGCAATGAGTCTACTTGGTAGTCCAAATCGCTGTTGGTTGTCTGCATGTTGATCTACTCCTAAAAGGATTTCATCGATAGCTACTTGATCTTGACTTAAGTATGTGGCTCCTACCCACTCTAATTGTTTAGCATCTGCTTGTAGTAGCATCTAGTATAAGTCCTCCCATAATCGTTCAAGGTACACATCTTTCTCATAGGCATCAAGTAAAGCGAGAATAGAAGAGACCTTTGATTCCTCCGTCGAAGTTTTGCAGGTTTGGTTTACTACTTGACAGACGTCCTGTACGAGCGACGCATTGATTAAGTTGTCCATGTATCTTGTTCTCCTTCCAGTTAAGTTCAGAGGATAGTTTGAGTAAACCTCTGTAGTACGTTGATACTCTCTTCTCTAAGTCAGACCTAGTGAGTAGTGTCTGTATGGCTTTGAGAGAGTGTTGGTTCCTACTCTTGAGTGACTTGAGTGTGTACTCATCAGTAGAGAAGTAACCTTCTTTAGCTAACTCAGAACCTTTAGGTGGAGTAAACAGCCTAGGTAACTCAACTACATAATCTTCCCACTTTTCTTTTGTCTCACCTTTACGAGCACCTGTCTTGTATACTCCAGCAGGGACTTTGCGAGAAAGCTTGATGTTTCCCCCATAAAGTAAGCAACTGAGATGATCACCACTATTGGGATTAAAACTATCACAGTTATGGTACTCGTACAACTCGTTATCCAACTCGACGATTTGTGCATCCAATTCATTTGCTAATTCCTCACTCTTTGTTGCGTTATAAAGTAAACCGTTAAACTCCATGTCTTGAAGGACTAGGAGATCTTGATTGTGTAGACTGATTAGTCGCTGTAGTTGTAAGCTACTTGCATTAACTTCTTCTAACTGTTTGAGATAGACTTGGTGTGTTAGGTCAAGGTCACCCTGTAGGTAAGGCTCTAGCACATCTCTAGGTATGTCTGGTGTATCTATTCCATTCTTCCAATAGTCAGTACTAACCACATCAAGTTTAGTACCCAGACCATAATGAGCAGCGACCCCGTTGAGAGACGGATAACTGTCTGTTTGCCCAGTAAGTATAAAATGTACCAATTGACAATCCCAAATACGCTTGCTGCTAAAAGAAATTCCATATCGTCTGATCCAATGCAAATCAAATTTAATATTAAACCCAATTAAGATATCTGATTGATCTATATCTTCTTGAATACTTCTTAACTGAGCACCATAAGGTAAGTCATTGTAAGCTATAGGATATAAGTTAGACCAAGTGTTAGCCTTGACACCTACATAACATAGCTTGTTAGTCTGATCAAATGGATTACCTTTGTTAGAGATAGTAGTTTCTACATCTAGTACTAGTTCTTTCATTTATAAGTCCTCGTATCGAGCTACCTCCGCTCTAATTAATACCTTGGCACTACCGTGTCGCTTCTCAGGTAAAGTATCTGAGTCACCTAACAGTTTGTTTTTACATATGTTAAAGTATCTGAATCGACTAGTGTTATCTGATTCTTTACCAATACCTAAGATCCAGTCAGCTTCGCCTTGCTTCGCAGTCTTGCTGCCATCTACCATATCCATAGTTAACCAAGTCTTACCTTCTGCTTCACCTGAAGCTTGAGATACAGCGATCACTGGTGCATAGTTCTTGGATATCTCACGAGCCCACTGATAGATAGCCTTAAGCTCAAGGTCCTTTCTCTCTGCCTTAAAGCCTTTGAGTTTATCTATCTGATCGAAGATGATAAGAGCAGGTTTAGTAGTCTTAAGAATCTGTTCGATACGAGAGATGCTAGATGAATCTTCGAAGTCGTAGATCTTAATCTGATCCTTAGTCTTCATGTCATACACCTTCTGATTGCGTTCTAGGTCTCCCCATAAGTGATCCGTAGTCATACCTAGGACAGCTTGGAAACAACGAATACCAACTTTGTTACCCTGCTCTTCATTGTTAAACCACAAGATGTTACCATCTGTTTGTTCTACCATGTGAGAGATTTCACTAGCAAGGAAGGTAGTCTTACCAGTCTCAGGTCTAGCAAAGATAAACCCGAAGTCACCCTTACGAAGAGAACCAAAAGATTCATTCAAGAACTTAAGTCTCCAACGTAGACCAGGTGTTGCTACTTGAGAGGTGTATAACTCTGCAAGAT